ATCCAGTGCGGTGGTATCTGGACCACTGGTAAGGCCTGGGGTGTTTCTTGGAAGCTGAGTCAGTGCGTTGTCAAGCTAGTTGAGAATGCGACCATCTTTGGCAAGTGCAATGTGCAGTTGTCTATTGACGATATCAACACCATTGAGACCCAGAAGATTGAGGAGTCTGAGGTGGTGAATGAGGAAGAGGTGGAGGTCTTTGATACCGCCGAGAAGGTTGCTCAGGAAACTGCTGCAGCCGACAGTGACGAGGAGGAAGAAGAGGTGGAGGCACCCGCCCCCGCACCTGCTCCTAAGAAGAAGGTGGTGAAGAAAGCCCCTCCTAAGGCTGAGGAGGAAGAGGCGCCTGCACCTGCTCCCAAGAAGAAGGTGGTGAAGAAGAAGGTTGCTGCCGAGTAAAAAAACAAACAAACAGACTTATCAAAACGAAAAATAAAACTTAAAAACACTACAAAATCTTAACTAAAAAATGATAACCGTCTTATGATGGTTATTATTTTTTTCCGCATTCTGGTTACATAAATACTGAATGAAACCCGATCGTTATATTCTCTTTTAATGCTATTTCTGTAGTTTTGTCTTGGTTTATATTTATAATCAAACAATAACTATTCTCGGCGTTATCGTATGCAAAACATATGATATAGGGTTCGTTTTTGATATGAATAATTGCTGGTTCTCCGCAAATGTTTCTATGTTCGTAGAAAAAGGTGTTTGTAATGTGTAAATCATTGCACACAACGAATCCATTACTTCTGTTTCCATCCAAGTTTCGCAAGACAATTCGACCATCACCGACCTTTACTGGGAAATCTAAGTTATACTTTTCCAATTGATAATCATGCAATATACCGACGTTTTTTGTATGTTTGTTTATCACTATTTTTCGGTATTTACCATGTAGGTTCAAATTTGAATAGTCTATATTATCGTACATAGGAGCTAATATATGGATATAGTCCTCGTTTTCATCTATATCGGCATAATGAAATATATATAGTCCTTTGTTGTATGTATATTGGTCATGTTCACCTGTGTGTGTATTTAATGCATGAATAATAGTCGGTTTGTTACCATCAAAATAAACAGGCACCGATGAATTGAATAAACGTCTTCCATCAAACAACAGAGGCGCGTCCAATGTGATGATTTTATCGTCAGATATTATGAAATCATGTGGTATCGGCATATACGTCGTATCTATAGTATGTTTTTTTTCAATACCAAATGCATTATTCAATAAATAATGATGTAATTGATTTCTGATGATATTGTACTCGAGTGTTTTAATTTTATTCGTGTGTATATTAAATTTGCTATGGCCTGATATGGTATTCAATGGCATCGAGATTTTTTTGATTGTATGAATAGTCTGGTTTTCTTTATCGATGTCAATCAAATATGGTCGATCACGTTCATATAAAACATAGGTGTGATTGTTTGTATTTAAAAAAGCGGTGTTTGCAAGACCGAATACATTTGGAAACATACCCACATGGTGCAATAACATGAACCATATATAGTGAAACATGGAAGTTGGAATACGTCCATTCTCTTCTTCATATAGCAATTTTTCAGTACGAATCATTTTTTTTACAAACGTTATGTTTCCGTTGTCAAAAAAAAGTCCTTGAATCATGCCATCACCCGTAAACAAATCAAATAACGACTTTACCTTTTTGATTTCTACGTTTGGACCAATCATTCCATAGAATCCTGAAATATTGTTGACTACTTGTTCGTTGTCTTTTGGAAGAGTATACTCGATTTTTGTCTTTCGTTCCATATTTGCAATCTTGAACGGATTGCCAAAACGAAACTTTAATAAGAATCCGTTACATAGTCCAAATAATAATACATATATAATGAACATTTACACATTATATATGGAATATTTTATTAGGTTTTATACTAAGTTTAAATATACGTATATGTGGGACTTCTGTGAAACATCGTATATACTGTCCGAATTAATTCGTGAAATTCCTGAGTGTTCCATACAAATAATTTGTTGTTTTTTCAATGCAATCAGTTCAATTGGTACACATACAGTACGCGTTCCTATTTCAATTTCACAACTTTGTGTTTCCCATATTTGATTCAACGACTTAGTTGACTTGACATACAGATTGTTGTATTTATCTAATTCTATGTTGTCATCTAATATTGGGAAGCATTTTACATATACATCATTACCAGAATTGTCATATACTAAGTCGTTATGCCAAAGAGGTACGATGTATACATGTTTATTCACAGTTAACTTGTACAAATTGTTGTAAAATAAATCGTCTATGGATGGTTGCAAAATGATACATTCGTCTTTTTCTATCTTCTCATTGATGAGCGTTTCTATTTTATCTAATAAATCTGACTCAATGTGTAGATAATGTTTGTTCTTTTTCAATATTTCGTATATTTTCATAAGTGATGGCTTTTCTAGATTTTGTAATAACTGTATCCCTTTTTCACTACACATGGTTGTTGTCTTTTTCAATATTGCATACAACAACGATTCTTGCGAATTTCCTTTAATTGTATTTTTCAGAAACCTGAACAAATAGTATTTGTAATCCATATTTGGTAGTATTTCGTCATCTTCGTCGTCTATAGTACCATTTTTGTTGTGCTCATGTTCCAATAAATAGTGATATGCTTCTGATATTTCTTGGAATTTGGCCTTTGCATCTTCAGATGGGTTTTTGTCGGGATGATAAAGGAGTGCTTTCAGACGATATTGTTTTTTGATATTTTGTATAGATGTGTCATCACTAACTTCTAAGAGTTCACATGCTAGTTTGTAGTTCATATTGATGTAGTTTGTTTATTATGTATAACATCATACTCTCTAAGTGATAAATAGGTCTATAATTATTATTGTATTGTTTAAAAAAATGGAATGTTTTGATCAGTATGTCTGAACAGTCTTGGGTTGTTAATTGTCCGTTTGTTGCAAAATGAGATACAATTCTCCATATACATTCAAATATATTGATGTTGTAAATCAATATGTCGTATAATGTGTCTCGGAATTGCGTAAATTGAAAGTTGTCTATGTGAGTGATTTCTTCAATAATCTTATCGCATATGATATCGAAAATATCTTCGGGAATTTCTTCAGGTTTCTTCATGTAAGTAAACAACTTCATTTCCTTTAGATTTTGAATACAATCATTATCGATTTCTTGAAATACTTCACTATCTTTGTATTTTGTATTCGTTTGTTTTACTTGTACTTCTGGTAAACACGTAGATACTTTGTTGGTAAAATCACTATAATAAGTATTTTTGGCAACAATGTTATTAATTTTATTTAATTCTATATATGCACTCTCTTTTGGACGAGGTATTTTGACCAGATCGCATATATTTGTGATCTTGTTGGGAATAAAGCTAAGTTGTTCTGTCAATAATATGAATTTGATTTGAATACTATCATTGCAATCATAATGATGTATATAACTATAGAATACGTCGAGTAATTCGCTATTTATATGATGGAAGTTCTTACATAATACAATACCGAGTTTGTCTTTCTTAGTAGAAACAATGTCTACAATTTGGAAAAATATTTCGTGCCATAGGGTCTTTGCATTACAACCTAGTAATGACATATCGATTTCGTAATGTATATCACTGAATCGCATAATATAATCTTGTTTGTCTGTAAGTATTTCCAATTTTTTATCATATTTCAATTGGCTATCACTATATTTTAATAACAGTCTAAGTGTTTGTGTATATTTTCCCACACCAGAAGGTCCATATACAATTAGGTGTTCTAATTGATTCGTAGAATTGGGTAAGCGATTTTGTGTTTCTTGTAGTTCTGGATGGATATTGTGCAAGTTACTTGATTTCAAATAATCGTCAAAAGAAGTTTCATAATACTTCATTGTTGCTGATATGTTTTTGATAAAACATATAAGTAGTTTTTATACTGTAATTAACGATTTGTTATTTTATTCGACTTCTTTGTTATTGTAAACGCACTTTGGAAAATTCTCTTGAATTCGCTAATGTTGCTGAAGATAAAGATAACAAATATCCACTTCCAAGTAGAATGATGATACTAATCGTATTGTACCAGTTTCCACCGAAGTTGATAATGCGAATCAGATCAAAACTAAGATGTTCGTAAAAATATAGAAACGACCCAAGAATGATACCCAGTAAGATTGCAAAGATCTTTTGTGATGTTCTAAAATCATCAAACAATAATGCATTTTTGGTAGTCATATCTAAATTGTTTCCGCCACTTTCTCTATTCTTTGATCGTATGGTCATCAATGACAAATTCTCTAAGAACAGCGCACATGAATTAACAAATATCGAACCTAAAATAGCGAAAACGATTACATATTGTAGTATGGACGTACTCACGCCTTTTGTCATCATATGATAAAAAATATCCTTGGTCATGTACAACAAAAATGATGTATTCACAACAAATAGAGAAAGGATGGCAAGAGATTGCGTGTTTTCTTGATAGGAAAAGAAAATAGAAGTTGCATACATAATAGCAAAAATGATGTAATTGATGTATAAATGTTCTTGCATGTTTATATATTGTATACATATATTATTCTACTTGATACGTATCTTTTATCCATTCTAGCAAAAGAGTTGCGTCGTCATCGAAATATTTTCCTTTGTATTTTTTCAAATTGAAAAATTGCGGTTTTGGGCAACTAGGTGTTTTGTAATAAATATATGGTCCGAATTTTCCTTTTCGGATACTTAGATTGGTATTTAATGTTCGCAACACATTTTTTTCTTGTACTTCTTCTTTGAGTACGGAAATCGCGTCATCGAGTGTAATTTCATTCATAGGCTTATCGATGTTTTTCAAACTCTTTTTTTGGTCGTTCCACTCTACATATGCACCGTATTTTCCCATCTTCACATAAACTTCATGTTCTTGATATATTCCAACATGTTGCATGTCTTCTTCGATCAATTCTTCTGTTGTATATGTATTATTTTTGATATCTTGTATTGTAACATTCAACTCTTTTTTGATATTTTTGTATGCATATTTGTTGTCTTCTGTTTTATAACGTAGTACTGGTCCATATTTTTCCATAATAAATTCGTAGGTTTCATCTAGAGGTAATGAGAACTTATCTATATTTTTCATGCTTTTTGACATTTCTTTGATTTCTTGATAACAATTTTTACATATTTGTTCCCATTGGTCTATGTTTCCGTCGGATATTTCGTCTAATTGCGATTCCATGTGCTTGGTATATTCATATGAAAAAAGCGGATTGTAATATTGTAATAAGAAATCCAGTACTAATACACCTAGTTCTTGGATGACTAACTTGTTTTTTTCTTCTCCATACTCTTTTGTTTGTGTCGACTTTTTTAATTTCCCAGCTTCGAGAACATAATTGGTAGTTTTATGCGATATACCTTTTACGTCTTGTTTTTTTACATATCCTCGATCTAATAGTGTTTCCACCAATGATGCAAATGTAGATGGTCTACCTATACCTAGGTCCTCCAATTTTTTGATAAGTGATGCTTCCGTATAATGACTTGTATTTTTTTTTATATAGCATTTTGTTTCGATTTTATTATAATGCACTTCGGTGTTTTGTTGACTTTCTAGTTTCAGTTTCAATCCACCCATTTCATTTTGTACTTCAATAATCGGACGTTTTTCTTCGATTGTCTTCCATCCATACTTAGTTGGTATTTCTAACATATGACTATATAGTGACTGTATTGGAGAACTTATACATATTTCGTATTGATCATATTTATAGTCTTCCATACAACTTTCAATGGTATTTCGCCATATTAATTTATATAATGATAATGTTCGCGTGTTCTCAGTGTTGATAGTTTGTAGAACTAGTTGAGTAACTCTGATTGCTTCATGAGGATTCGAAGTTGATTTATTCTCTAGAGTTTGTAAATTGGTCATAAGAGAACCTTGACCATATTTTGATATAATATATTTTTCAGTATATTCTAAGAACTGTTTGGAATATTCCCTACTATCTGTTCGCATATAGGTGATATAACCGTTCTGATAGAGAGTTTGAGCATGTTTCATCGTTTCTCCAGGTGACATATGCAATGTAGAACTAGCCAATTGAAGCAAAGCTGACGTATTCAAGGGCTTTGGAGGAGAACGTCGTAATTCTT